AGGGTGAAAGTGAGGCTATCATTCTACTTGACGCAGAGAGAGGACGTTGGGATTTTCCAGAATTAAAAGAAGTTGCACATAAATTATATAGCGAATACGATCCTGACATGATATTGATAGAACAAAAGGCTACAGGTATGCCGTTGACACATGAGTTAAGACGTATGGGTATTCCTGTGACACCTTTTACACCAAGTAGAGGTGCAGATAAATTTACACGTATGAATTCTTGTGCCCCTGTTTTTGAAAGTGGCATGGTTTGGCGACCTGACACAAGGTTTGCAGACGAAGTTGTAGAAGAATGTGCAGCGTTTCCGAATGGCGAACATGACGATTTAGCAGATAGTATGACACAAGCTATCTTGCGTTTTCGTCAAGGAGGGTTTATCATTACTCCAAGTGACTACGAAGATGATGAATATTACCGAGAGAAAAGGGAGTATTATTAAGCTGTGGAAAAAGGTTTTGGCATTGGTGATGCAAACATTTTTGACTTACAGAATGTTTTTAATCCTGTAAAAAAGTTTGCTAGTGATGTCATAGCCGATGTCAAAGAAAACAAAGCTGACTTACTTCCCTACATGGGTATTGGTGCCACAACTGACATAGCTGGTTTTCCTGCTGATATGTACAGTTTGTATGGTCAGCTACGAAAAGGTGTAGGTTCTCCAACACTAGCAAGTGTGATAGGGCCGCAACTTGAAAAGGTCATAGGCTCTGAGGCTCTTTTAGAAAATATATCTCTTCCTGCATTGAAACAAATGGGTATTGAACCCAAAAGAGGAACATATACCGAAGATTTAGGAAGAATTTTAGGATTACCGGGTGCTGGTTTAGCAGTAAAAGCTGGAACAGATATTAGCAAAGGACTTGGAGAAGTTGCACTAAAAGCCTTAAAACCAGATGAGGTTGCTATGACACCTGAAGGTTTTGCAATGCCTATTAGAAAAGATTCTTCTGTTCTTGAGATGAGTGGTAAGGCATCTGGTACTGGTCAATACTCTGATGAATTAACAAAACAGATAGAGGGTTTAGCAGATACCAACCCTGATATATATCAGTCAGCACAAGCCATGATTAAGGGTAATAATCCTGAAGATCGTATTAAGAAAATGATTGAATCAAGATTAGCACCAAAGCAAAAGATTTTGACAGAACAAAAAACTGAAGATTTAAATTTTGTTCCCGTTGCAAAAACTTTTCCTGAAGATCCAAAAATGTATTTAGAGCAAAATTACAAGTATAAAGATCCTAATGTAACAAGAAATGAAACTTCTAACTTATTTAATTCAAGAATGAATTATAATAATCAACCTTATTCTCTTGAAGAAAGAAATAAATTTGTTAGAGAAAGACCTATTCACTTTAATTCTGTTGTTCTTGCTAGAAAGGCTCTTACTGATAGTGTTGATGGTCGGTTAACTGGTAAAGAAATATATAATAAAATTAAAAATGCTCAGTTAAAAGCTGGTGAAGAATTTAATGCAGACACTGGTAAATTAAAAATTTCTTATGCTGGAGTTAGAGATAAAGAATTAAAAGATACAGGATTAGATAAATTAAAAGATAATGATGATTTATTTGAGTTAAGTCCTGATCAACAAACTTTAATAAATTTAAGCGATCCACATGAAAAATTAGTCGATGCACTTCAAACCGATAAAGGAAGAACAAATATTCCTCTAAACAAAAATGAAATTGTTTCAAGAAGTAATTTTAGAAGTGATTATACTGGTAAACCAGACGATGCTAGGGATTTTGATCAAGTGCCTTTTACTGACAGTGAACCAATTTATGTGGGTGAAGCTTATCCAAGTATGTTTGCAGACAATCAAAGAATAGGTGGAGAAAATTTAGCAAAACAAGAAAGTTTAGATTACGGTATAATTTCAATAAATGATCCAAAATCTGATTTCAAAGCACATATAAGTGGTGATGCTCCTCCTGAAATTGCAAAAGGTAATATTGCTTGGTCAAGAGTTTCCGTAAGAGAACATCCCAATGGTAAGAAATATCTTGTTCCAGAAGAGTTTCAATCTGACTTACATACGAAAGCAAAAGGAACATCACCTACAAGACCCGGTAGAGGTTATAAAGCAAGTGAAGAAAAAATACAAAAATTAACTCTTGACCAAGAAAATAAATTTTTTGTTTTTGAACAAGAAAAGAGAAATTTAGAAAACAAAGTTTTTGATGACACTAATGAAGAAGAATTTTTTCTTGATTCTTATCCAGAATCAAATTACTCAGTCATGGGAAAAAATGCTAATGATTTAATTGATCTTAAATCCTCATTTGAGGATGCCATAGTAGAGTCTTTAGCTGATCCTAATTTTAAAGAATTTAATAATGATATAACTAGAAGCGAACTTACTGGTGTTGCTAGATTTGTATCTCGTGTAAATAAAAATTTTAATGAATTTACAGATTTTGCTTCCAGATCAAGACCTGTTGATTCTGTAACTGAATATTTTAAATCAAAAAAAATAAATCCTGCTCATCAAAAATATATGAAAACAAAAAAAGATTTAGCTGAAAAAATTTTTGAAAAAAAATATGGTATTTCACCAAAAGAAAATAATGCTTTAGTTATATCTAAAATAAAAGATTATAATGAAAAAAAAGGAATAAAAGCAGTTTTAGATCCAGAATATGAATTAGATAACATTGAAAATAATTTAGAACTTTCAATGAAAGAAGCTGTAAATACAAATGATTATGGTTTTAGTAATGTTAGTTCTTTACATTCTACTATAACAGATTTAACAGATTCAATTGATGGTCTACCAGAAATAAAAAAATCAATTTATTTAAATACATGGAAAACAATTCAAGATTTAAAAAAAGACCCAGAATTTAAAAATGTTGAATATAAAGATATATACGTAAGAAATAAATTTTTTGAAAATGCTGACCCGACAGGTGAATTAGAACTTAAAGAAGTATTTGATTTAAATAATATTGAATTAGAATTTGAAGTTCTTATGGATTATGTCGAGCAATTTATTGATGATATATCAATGCCAGATTCTGATATTAGAAGAAATATTGACTATTTAAGTCATCTTGGTGATAGACAGCCTATAAACTCTTCAGAAGTTTTTAAATTAGATGGTGATTTTAATGTTTTAGAAAAATATTTTGATGCAAAAGATAATTATTCAGAAGCAACAGAAAAACTTACATCAGCACAAAGCAGTGATCTTCCATATTCTCCTTTACCAGAACAAGGTGAATGGACAAAAGTTTTAATGAGAGATTTAATTAGAACCGCAGCTGACAGAGGTTTAGACGGTGTGGTATTGCCAAACGCACAAGCTTATCGATATGCTGGTGGTAGAAGTGATGAATTAATAAGAGGCTATAAAAACACAACTATACCTACATTTAAATCTGTTGCGAAAGAAATTGGTGAAAATGTTGATACAATTGAATGGGAAGGTTGGACATCAGGAGGACAAGGTGAAGCTCACCTTGCTGATTTAGCTGATAACAATCATTTAGTAATACCTGTAAACAAAAACTTGTCAGGAGCATCAGTTAGAGGTTATAAAGAAGGAGGACGGGTAGGTTCTTTAGCAAATGTAAATGTTCTTGATTTAGGAGAAAGAGTCAATGGCTGAAATACCATTGGGTCCAGGCGGCCCTCAAGCAGATATGATAGAAGAAGCAGAAGAGCTTGATATTGTAGAGGTTCCAGAACAACCGAATATTACCGAGTTAGATGATGGAACTGCAATTATTGGCGAGATGCCAGAAGAGCCTATGTCATCTGATCAAATACCATTTGATGCTAATTTAGCTGATTTCATTGATGAAGCAGATTTAAGTAAAGTTTCTGATGATTTATCTTCATCTATAAAAGATGACATATCATCTCGTGATGAATGGGAACAAGTATATAAATCTGGATTAGAATTACTTGGTATCAAATATGAAGATAGAACTGAGCCTTTTGAGGGTGCAACAGGTGTAATACATCCTTTGTTATCTGAATCTGTCACACAGTTTCAAGCACAGGCTTATCGTGAATTGTTACCAGCAGGCGGCCCCGTTAGGGTTCAAGTTATGGGTCAGGAGACACCCGAACTTGTTGCACAGGCTGAACGTGTTAAAAATTATATGAACTATGAGATTACTTGTACAATGGAAGAGTTTGATCCTGAGCTTGATCAAATGCTTTTTTACCTTCCAATTGTTGGTTCAACATTTAAAAAAATATATTTTGATCCGTTACTACAAAGAGCCGTTAGTAAGTTTGTCCACGCAGAAGATATAATTGTTCCTTATTCTGCTACAGATTTGTTGACGGCTTCTCGTGTTACTCACGTAGTAACTATGAGCAAAAATGATATTCTTAAATTACAACTAACAGGTTTTTACAAAGATGTGGATTTACCAGATTCCGATCATAGTGCTACAAGCTATACAGATATTAAAGAAGAGCTTGATAAAGCTGATGGAACTTACCCATCATCTTATGATGAAGAGTTAACTATACATGAAGTACATACAAATCTTGATCTTGTTGGTTTTGAAGATAAAGATGAGAATGGTGAAGAAACAGGATTAAAATACCCTTACATTGTTTCTATTTTAGAAAAAACAGGCAAAATACTATCTATTAGAAGAAACTACGATCCAAACGACCCTCTTATGCGTAAAAAACAATATTTTGTGCATTACAAGTTTTTACCCGGTCTAGGTTTTTACGGATTTGGTTTAACACATATGATGGGTGGTCTAGCTAAAGCATCAACGAGCATATTAAGACAATTAATTGATGCAGGCACATTGAGTAATTTACCTGCGGGTTTTAAGGCACGAGGAGCTAGAATAAGAGATGAAGATTCTCCTCTGGCACCTGGTGAGTTTAGAGATATTGATGTAGCAGGTATGGATATACGTCAATCATTGATGGCATTGCCGTTTAAAGAGCCGTCAAATACGTTGTATTCATTGTTAGGTACTTTAGTAGACTCTGGTAGACGTTTTGCTTCTATGGCTGACATGAAGATTAGTGAGATGGGTGGTGAGACACCTGTTGGTACTACGATGGCTATTATGGAACGTGGCACAAAAGTAATGAGTGCTATTCATAAGCGACTTCATTATTCACAAAAACAAGAGTTTCAATTACTCGCACAAGTGTTCGCCCAAAATCCAAAGCCATATCCTTATCAGGTACCAGGTGCTCCTCCAATGATTATGCAGACTGACTTTGATGATCGTATAGATGTAATACCTGTCAGTGACCCGAACATTTTTTCGATGTCACAAAGAATTGCATTATCTCAGACACAATTACAATTAGTTCAAAGCAATCCAGAACTTCACGGTGGTCAACAGGGATTGTATCAAGCATATCGTAAGATGTATGAGGCATTGGGTGTATCAAATATTGACCAGATACTACCACAACCTCAACAACCACAACCAATGAATCCTGCGAAAGAAAATCAAGAGGCAATGAGAGGTTCTAGGTTACAAGCATTTCCACAGCAAAACCATGAAGCTCACATTGAAGCTCATTTAGCTATGTTGTCTACGCCTGTTGCTCAAATTAATGCAACAATTGTTATGACATTACAAGGTCACATACAAGAGCATATAGGTATGATGGCAGAGGCTATGGCACAAGCCGAAATAACAGCGACCATTACACCTGAACAGCAAATGATGATGCAACAAAATCAACAAATGATGCAAGAGATGCAGACACAGATACAAGATCGTGCAGCTGTTATTATTGGTGAATTAACTGAGAAATATGCACAGACTATCCAACCAGAAAGTAATTCTGACCCATTGGTAGAAATAAGAAAACAAGAGTTGGCAATTAAAGGTGCTGAATCTCAACGTAGAGCTCAAGAATTTGAAGAAAAACAAGAACTTGAAAAAGAAAAAGAAAGAAATCAACGATTGGTTGATCAACAAAGAATTGACATTTCAGAAGAGGCATTGAATGATAAAACACGTATTGCAGAAGAGCGTATCCAAGCTCAAAGAGATATTGCTAATGCTAACAACAATAGGAGAGACTAAATTGGTAAGTTCTATTAGAGAAAAAATATATAAAGTTGAAAAACAAAAAAAGGTAGACAGAAGAAACGCTAAAGAAGGTGTTGCTCCTGAACCAGTGTTTCATGAAGTAAAAGAACCTGAAGTTAAAAAAGTAATTGACAGTGGTGAAGTAAAAGCTACACCTAAACCTATTTCAAAGAAAAAAGGTAGACCAAAAAAAGGAGAGTCAAATGGGAAAAAAAAGTAACGTACCATTACCAAAACCAAAACCTAGAGTAACAAAAGGTGATGTAGCTAAAAAAGTGGGTAAAATAGTATATCAATCTAGTGTTCAATACCCTTATCAAATTACAAAAGGTATTTTAACTGGTGATAGAAAATCTTTAGCAAAAGGTTTTGGAACATTAGATGCACTTAAAAAACAAAAAGAATCTGGTAATTTACCTAAAGTAGGACAAATTAAAACTAATAAAGTTCAAAAAAATTTAAAAATGGTTAAACCTACTAAAAAAGCAGAGGGTGGCTCTGTTAAAAAGAATTTAAAGCCAGTTCCTAAAGGTAACAAAGGTTTAGGTAAATTACCAACTGAAGTTCGTAACAAGATGGGTTTTATGAATAAAGGTGGTCTTGTAAAAGGTGGTACATCTGCACAAATGACAGGCAAGGAGTATAAAGGTACTTTCTAATGCCAAAGCGTAGAAAAGGATTTCCGACCGTAGAAGAGTCGATTAAACTTTTTTCTGGTATGACACCAGCACAGAGAAGAGCTATGGAAAGAATCTCTGAAAATCGTCAGTACAATGAAAAATACAAAAAAAATTACGAAATAGAACCTTACACTGGACAAAAAGGTTTTCGTTTTAACAAGGGGGGAATAGTAAGTAAAGTAAAACAAACAAAGTATTTTTAAATGATCGATCCCATCACACTAGGTGCAGCAGTTAGCACAGCCACAACTTGTTATAAAACTTTTATATCTATGGTGCAATCTGGTAAAGAACTTGAAGATTGCACAGCTACTTTAGGAAAATGGATGGGTGCTGTATCTGATATAGACAACATTCACAAAAACTCTAACAACCCTTCAACATTTGATAAATTATTT